AGGCTTACCTAATGCTTCTGTGTAAACTGGAACCGAAGTAGGTACTTCTTGTTTGCTTACTGGATCACGTAATTTCACCATTTTAGCTTTAGGTGTGAGCTCATGTAACTGCTTACCTGTAGCCATAACAGCAAGAGAGTTAGCAGTAAGGAAGTCTGCTAAATAAACTTCTTTACCCTCTTTATCAGTGTAAGTTGTTTTCTCTTTACCTGATTTCTTAGAAGTAGGATAGATAACAGTTTTAAGCTTCTTACCATCTACTGTTTCAAACTCTAAGTTAAAGGCTAAGCCTCCTTTACGTGTGCGTGTTTCATACCACATTTTAATAATCATGTTGTAAACACTTGATGGTAATGCAGCGAATCCACCTAAGGTGTCTTTCTCTGCTTGTGCTTCTGCTACGGGTGCGAAAATACTCATAAAATTTATCCGTTGTTGTGGGATCCATGATTGTCATGGAATCCTAGTTCTTTAAGTTTTGCTTCTCGTGCAATCATTGCACTAGTCGCATCTGGGAATTTGCTTTGGAATACCTTCTTACCATTCAGCTTGATTTCAGCAATCCAACGCTGTCTAGTCTTACAGTACCAAATACCTTGCTCACCTGAAGAGGTGTTTCTTCTCGCACTTTGGTTTCTAGTGTTTTCGGATTGAGAGATGTCCCTTAAGTTTTCTATTCTGTTATCAGCTTTGTCATGGTTAATATGATCTATTACCCCATCAGGGAACTTATCATTAAATAGGAGCCAGACTAGATGATGCTCACGGTAAACGTGTTTGTTAATGCCTACTAATCTGTAACCTGAAGTCTTGCATAGACTACCTGCTCTGGTTCCTATTACCCTTGTCTTAGCTGTGCCCTTTGAAATCCAGTAGAGATGACCTGTCTTAGCTTCATACCGTAATAGCTTCATCAGTTCATCTTTAGTTAGATTGTACTTACTATGCATCGTGGAACTCGTGTAAACGATTTAAGAGTAACTGTGCATCATTGTCGATGAATGTTTCTTCAAGTGTCCACATACCCATCGTTCCTCGAATACGCTCTCCTATGGTGTCTTTGGTGAGCTGTGTTTGGAATACATGCTTGTATCCCAACATCTCGTCCATAGGTGTAATCTTAAGTAATGGATTTGCGTATGGAGCTAGTGATTCAAGACTCATCTTCTTCGCTGCTACTACACAACTAAACATGGACTCAATACCTACATTCTTTAATGCACCTTTGATAGGTACACTGGTAGTCATGTTCAAGGTATTTTGATCGTAGTTAGTCAGTGTATGAGCTAGAAAGATCATGTTCTTCTTTGATGGTGCTACACGTTGCTGCATCATGTTTCTAAAGAACTCTGCATAGTTACTCCAACCTGCCATCTTATCTTTAGCAGGTAATACGTACAGAGATTCATACATGTCCATTAAGAATGTCAGTGTATCAATTACAACAGTATGTACTTTCTCTGTCTGTTCAGCATATTGAAACAACTCAGGGATATGCCTTACTGGATCAGTAACATTGATCTCTTTAAACTTGGATCGAAAAGGTAATCGTTTACCTGCTTCACAGCATGCATACAATACACCCTCTGGGTTTGCTAGTGTATGAAGACTAGCTGACTTACCTGCAGCAGATGGTCCACAGATAAGTACTAGATGGTCGTTAATTACAGCCGTCATTATGGTTCCTCTATTAGTTCATGAAACTGTCCAAAAGGACAGTAGTTTAAATACCAAGTTTCTTAGCAACAGATTGCATGATGGTCGCATACAACTCAGACTCAGCTAACTTGTCAGGTATCTTATCGTTTAAGCCACATACTGCAGCACGTACCTGTTCAAAGGTTTTACCTGCATCTACCAATACCATAGCGTACTTGTGTAACTGCACATTACGATTGCCATCTCCAATGTTATTGATTACCCATCGTTCTAGGTTATCTAAGTTACTTTGCTCTAAGGCTCTTTTTGCAGTACGTTCTGCTTCAGTAGTTTTAGGTATGAATCCCAATACATCGAATAGACTGCCATCATTAGTGAATACCTGAGTAGCGTGGTATGTCTGCCATTTCTTGCAGCGATGATTACCTGCTTCATCTACAGCAAAAGGTAAAGCTAAGAATACGTTATGCATGAACTGCTTGTAGTCTTGCTCTTCCAAGTAAAGCTCATAGTTGATAGGTAAGATAATGCGATATCTATCTTGATCTTCAATACCATGAGACTTTGTTGTATAGATGGTGTACTTGTAATCCTTCAATAGAAGTTTAGCTGTAGAGAGTGGACAAGTATTATCAACATCTAATACAAGCATATTGAAGCCACTAATAATATTACGCTCTAATCGGTATCCATCTCTTACACGATGGTTGAGCCAATGTAATGTACCCTTAAAGGTTAACATCTTACTCAAGTCTTCAAACTTGACTATGCTATTTATATAACCTGAAGTCATATCTTCACTGTAAGACAGGATGCACTTATCAAGATTTGTTGGTTGAATAGCTGTAGCACTAACGAATTGAATCCCATCAGTGAAAGCTTTTTTAATGATGATATTATTCTTATAGCCCCATGAGGTAGCCATAGTAATCATCTCTTCTTTCATCTGCTTGGTTCCACGAAAGTAAGCCAAGTCTGTATCTAAATCTGCTAGTGTTAATTCACCAGTGTACTCAGCTAGATGTTTAGCTAACTTTACGTAAGGACGTTCTGGTGTAACCAATTTACTTAGTGACACACCTGATTCAGTAGCCAATGCAATAGCATAGTCTAAGTGGGTGGAAGTAATAACAGGAGATCCCTCAAAGAATGCATAAGCACCTGCTAATTTCAGTACCTTAAAGTAACGATGGTCTACTTCAGCTTTACGAATAGAGTCCTGCTTAGTATAGGTACGACCTTCTGCTTCACAGTCTAATTTGTATTGCATTAACTTCAGGCACTCAGGTCGCTCTATTAAGATCTTGGTTCCCATGTTTACAGGATTGGCTAATCTAGCAAACTGATCAGTTAGATCTTCAATCAACTGAAGATTAGTTTGATTAAACATATTGTCTAATAAATCTTCTGCAGTTAATTCTAAGTTCTTTGTTGCTTCAGAAGCTGAACCAAAGAAACATCGTCTACCCATACCCATGTCTAGGAGTTCAATGAACTTAGTTTCTGTTTGACCTCCATCAAGTAGCTTACTAGGTACACCAAAAAGAAGCATATTGGCAGGAGTAGCTCCATCCATACGTTCTGTTCTTAGGTTGTCTGAGGAAGACTTAATTAGTTTCTCTTTGATTAAGCCTTTATCGTATAGCTCTAGGAATGTGGTAAGAGGTTCTACGTTGTTTAATAGGTTAGCACCTACTTCATCAATACATAGATTGAGACTACCAACTCCACTGAGTAATAGTTTGTGTCGTAGCTGTTTAATAGCAGGAGTAGTTGCACTATCGAATGTGAATAGCATGGCACCAATACTAGAGAATTCTTTCTTTAGTTTTGTGAGCTCTTCGTCTTCTGTTGTGTTGTTACGAATACTACGCTCACCTGCTAACTTCACTAGGTTACGTTCAGCAAAATCAGGGAATGTTTGTTTCATGAATATCTTACTGAATTCACTTAATAACTCACCTTCGATGATTGAAGTAGCATAGCCTTTACCTGCACCAGATTCAGCTACGTTAATAGCGTAGACATTAATTGGTATAGTTGTGTTTGACCATCCAGTAATGGATGCTCGCATGTGTGAAGCTACGACTCCTAAGAAGTAGGCTAGTTGAGTTCTAAAGAACAGTCTTTCTGTGTTTTGTGTACGAGCAGATAGTACATCTACAATCTGCTCCATTACTGGATGATGCATGGAATAGCTCCTATGGTTTTAAATCGCCTGATTCAATTAGAGCAGTTCGTTGAGAGCATAGATTTCTAGCATTGCAGTAGTTACATGCAATGACTTTACCTTTTACTTCTTTAACGAATCCTGATCCTTTCTCTGCTAGGCGTTGTTGTGCTTCTAAAAAGGTATCAAAGTTAGCTGTGCTTTTAATTTGACCTTCTTTAGCGTAATACTTCCATACAGTTTCTTTACGCCATAGATCAGCATCAGAACAGGGAGGTAGTAAATGTTCTGGTGTATCTTCGTGCATTTTTATTTCACGTAATTTAGATTCAACATATCGTTGAACTTCGTCTACGCTTAGTAAAGAAAATGTTTTAGTTAGTATCTTTGCAGGTGGATAGTCTTTCTTTGTGACAGCACTTAAAGCAGACCAATCAGTGAATATAAAAGTAATACCCATAAAATCGCTAGTTACTTTATCAGGATTGAGCCAACGATATAAGCTACCTTGTAGGATGTACTTATCATCATTGTTACCTGATGTGTAACTGAAAGTGCCCGTGGATTTAAAGTCTTCTAACTGTCCATCTCCAATAAAGTCAAACTTACCTGAGATGGTTATATCCCCTACTTTCTTATGACTACGTATTTCAACGTACACTGGAATACACTTATTGTTTAAGTCTTCCTGAGTAGGGTTTACTCTAATTCGTTCTATTACCTTCTGTGGGTACCCTAAAGATTGTAGTGCTTCTATTGGGTTAGCCAACCATGCTTTCTCAATAGAGTCATGAAATGCTGTACCCATTGTAGAACTAATCAAATCAGTAAGGTCTGATACTACTGTATCAGAATCTGTGACTCTCTTACCTAATATGATTTGTCTAAGGGGCTTCATGAGTGTAGTAACACTTATTGTGTTTGGGTCTGTACTGTGGTCATAGCTATCGTGAGCAAGCCATACAGCAGCAGCTAATGAGATGCATGTGTTATTGGTGTATCTTTTCATGGTTGGTTCCTGAAGTGCATTCAGCTAATAAAGCTGAGTAGCCAATTAAGTCTACATAGTCATCTGGGTTGTAGTTGCCTTGAGTCATTCTTGCCATCTTTAAAGCAAGCATGAATTGCCAACCTTGTTCTTCTGTTATCTGATTACCCGTCCACGCATTGAAGATGCCTACTGTAGCTTTCATTGCTCGTTCACCTTGAGGTGAATCTCTTTGACTGGCTCTACTATTGATTGTGTCTAAAGCTTCTTTTAGGAAGCCTGTTGCAGTGACAGAATGACTGTCCGAAACAAGTTCTTTCATTGTTTTGTACTCGTATGAGGGGAAGCAAAACAGGGGCAGGGATGCCCCTATTAGATACTTACTTAGGTAAGTTCACAGACACCACCTGCACAAGCAAGCTCTGCAGATAGGTTTACATTTGAACCATCAAGCTCAAAGACATTGTTGATATCAATGGAGTCTAGGAAAGGTAATAAGGCGTAGTATTGCTCTTCTGTGCAGTCTTCAAATGGTAGCTGTGGATAAGCACTAGCTCCATAATAAGGAAGCACTGAGATACCGTTATAGTAGGCTCTGTTGTTCCACATCCATGAGATCAGTGGAGTCCACTCATCATCTTTCACTGAGATGGTACAAGAGACGTTATGGGTATTAACTCCCAGAACATGCCCATTGTGTACCCAGTTCTCTGAGACATGTTTTACTCGTTCTAAGAGATCCATCATAGATTCTGTTCTCACACAGGCTCCTTTAGGTGCTTTTTGTGGGAAGCTGAGTACTACCTGTTTCTCATTGGTTACATCTTGCTCTACAAGCTGTGGAGCAACACGCATAAGGTATTGAGCTAATGCTTCATCTTTACCTGCTCTCATACGTCTAATGTAGTAATCATTATGCCAAGCATGAATACCACTAGCTGTACCTAGAACCAGTGATGTAGTACCTGCAGGTTTTACACAGGTAATGCGTTCTGCAGGGTTAACACCTATGAGAGCTGCAAACTCTTTATTGCTTTCTACTGCTACGTTAGAAGCAGCATTAAGATCCAGAGAGGTTACTGTACCCGAAGCTATACCTGTCATTGAGACACCTAATAAGGCACCTCTTTCACACGTTTCTCTCCACTTAGGGTTTAGGTAGTGGAATGCTGTATAGCCTGCTTGTAGCGTACCTATGAAGGTTGCAGCACGTGTGGCATCTTCTAAGTCTTTCTGCGTGTGAAGGATTCCTGCATTGATCTCAGTAAGGTTACACATCTGATAAGGCTCAAGTGCAATCTCACAGCATGGATTAGTTCCCCAATCTAGGTTATTAGTCCAATAGACTCCTGGTTCACCACAGTTAGAATCTTTTACTCTTTGCATTAGAGTTCTAAATGCCCGTTCACCTACGGTACCTCTAAGCAGCATAGCTGAGTTATTAGCTCTGGCTCTAGCAGGTTTAGCAATGTACCAAGGCAAGGTATTGTTGGTGACTAAGGTGTTGTAGTCATAAGGGGACAAATTAGCTATTTGTTTACCAATACCACAGTCATAGACTACTTCAGCTAAACCATCAGAATTCAATGCTACTGTCTCATAGCTTAGAATAGGTACTACTGCTTTACTCGTTAGCATCTCTTCATCATTAGCATCAAATAAGCAGATCATTGCAGCACGTCTAATACCTCCTGCTAACACTGCATCAGCAATGGTACAAGCCATATCATGTACTTCAATAGGACGTAGCTTACGTTGTTCCTTTGCTACTGGGGTGAGAATACTAATGAGGTTATTTACACATATCCTTAATGGTTCTGGTCCTGGTGCTTTACCTCCTGTTGTAATTAAGTCTGCACCTTTCTCACGGATATCTCTGTAGTCAAAGGATGGTAAGTCAGAACCAGTAAAGAAAGATTTAACTACTCGTTTTACTGCATCTGCCCAACCAATAATGGAATCCTGTACTTGGTATGTGTAGGTATCCATTAAAGGTAAACGTACAACAGGTAACTGACTTATGTGTCTCTGCTGTACTGAATATCCCATACCTGTTCCACCAAGTAATAGGAACATAAGCTCACTAAAGAACTTATAGGATTCTGCAGGAGCATAGGCACAGTTAAATATTCGACTGTTTGCCATCTCAATAGGTCTACCACCAAACTGCAGTGAGCGCATACTAGGTAATACACGTTTAGTGATTACATAGGTTTCGTAGTACTCATTGATCATACGAGCCAATAAGGGATACTTTCTAATTTGCATTTGTTTATTACGTTCTACAATCTCACTCCAGTTCTCTCGTCTACCTTTCTCAGGTAAGAACTTTGCATATTTATTGAAGACGGTAATATCTGATAAAGCTTGTTTATCTAATTCAACTGTTGTCATTTTGGTTCTCTTGTTAGTCTACGAGTGCAGCCCAAGCCTTAGGGAATAGGCTACGGAGGATTGGATCTAGTTGTTGTGCTAATACCTGAACCTCTTTCTGTGCATGAGGATCAGTTCTGAGAATAAAGAATTGAGCAAATGAATACAAGTTGCCTGTCCATACCCAGTTCACAATAGTACCTTGAGGTAATACGAATCTAGCTTGTTCTGGGCATACACCATCAGAGATCATTCTTTCATACAGGTCTACAGCAGCTTCAGTTTGCTCTGTGTACTTCTTAATCCAATAAGATGAATGAGTGTGTGTCTCTGCAGAACCTTGCTTTATAGAGCCTTGTGGTGAGGCTCTGAGGGTATCTGGAATAAATATCTCAGGAGTAGACTTAATGTACCTACGAGACTCTTCATTCTCTACAAAACCAATCTTAGATTTGAAACATTGAGTACGTATAGGCACAGGAGCGTTACACTTCACTGTGATGCACGTATGTGCAAAAGGTACCCAATGGGTAGGTGTATTACGAATATGCTTGTAGACTAGCTCTGGGTGCGATACACCATTGCTTAGGTCTTGTAGCCTTAGGTTCCATTCTTTTTGATCTACTCCACGAGCCAAGAAGTTAAGTAAGCTAAGTATTTGAGCTTCTGTTCTTGGTTCAGGTTGTAAATTACCGTAGTCATCTTGTG